TGACCAGCCGATGCAAGGCCGCCAAGGCGGCTGTATTGCTGCTCGATCAGGCCAGACAGGATCTGCGGGCGAAACTGGGCCAGCGCGCCCTGCACGTTGCCACCACGCAGGCCGCCGGTGGCAGCGGCGTTCTGCAAGATCGCGGTCTCACCCTGCTGCGCCAGCGCGGCAAACTCCGGACCTTGCTCAATCGCTTGCAGGGCCGCACGTTGGGCATCCGCACCAGCCGCACCTGTCAGCGCCATCTGCTGGCCAAAAGCCGTCGTGCCACCCGTGACAAACGGCGCAAGAAGTTCGCGCACCGCGTCAAATTGGCGGCGCTGTTCCTCAATGCCAGCCTGCGCTGACGCGGTTTGTGCGGCTGCGCCCCTGCGTGCTGCGCTGGACTGCACACCGGCGCTCAGAAGAGAGCTGCCAAGCAGGGCAAGACCTGTGCTAATGGCCATGACGGATTTCCTTCGTGAATGTGCGCTCAATCGGCATAAATCCGCTGCGGGAATAAACGCGCTCCATCGTCCCCGCTCGCTCGTTTTCAAGCGCGATCATAAACAACTGGCTTGCGCCGATCTGCTCGGCCCAGCCCTCGATTGCAAACATCATCTGCTTGCCGGCGCTAGATCCGCGTTCTGCCGGATCGACCCACCAAAACAATTCCTGCGCGACGGTCACGCTGGGCGCGAAATAAAGCGGGAAGGCCATTGCGCCCGCAATGCCAACCACGTCGCCGCCCTTTTCAGCCACCCAAACCTGCGCTGCGTCTGAAGCGTCAACGTGATCCAGAAACGCGCCAAAGCCCGCTTCATCGAAATCAACGCGCCGGCCCATCGGAGACGCAGCGAAGAACGCCCGCGCCTGCTCAATCACGCCTGCCTTGTCTGATTTTTCAGCTTGGCGAACCAGCACCGGGCAACCCTCTTTGGATCTTGCCTGCTGGTGGGCCAAAGTCTCAGCGTCCGCATTATCGCAGAAATCGGTTTTTCGGGCAAGGCTCGTCATTGCAAACGGAACCTTTCCAGGATGGCATATGGATTATACAGGGAAAGCGGATCGACTGGTTCCCCGTAAAGATCCGCCACACGGTTCGACGGCTGGTATCCACGCGCGAAATCGCTTTCCTCGGCGCCACCCGGCATCGGGCGAAAACGGGATTGCGTGGGCGTTGTGCCTTGGCCACCGTACCCGCCCATGATCTTGGCGACATAGTTCTGCGTTTCTTCAAACGGGGGGATGCCGCCGTATTTGCGCACGTTGCCGGGGCCAGCATTGTAAGCGGCCAGAGCCAAGTTGGTGTCCCCGAACTCGTCAAGCTGCTGGCGAAGATACCGCGCACCGCCCCGCAAATTTTCTTCGTCATCATACGGATCAACGCCAAGATCGGCAGCCGTTCCGGGCATCAACTGGGCAAAGCCAATCGCGCCGGCAGAGGATCTGGCATCTTGGTTGAAGCTGCTTTCAGCCTCGACCAATCGCGTAAACAGATCGGGGTCAACGCCCTCTTCGATGGCGATCATGCGGGCCATTTCGCGGTAATCCATCAATCGTCTCCTTCGTGCGCCTGGCATGCGCGCAAGGCGGAACAGACGAAATCAAACTTCTTGCAATAGCCGCGACCGCCGCCCGAGGCGTCATAGTCCGTCACCGGGATGCTTTCCATCATGGCCTGCATCATCGGGTCAACGCAGAAGTATTCGCAGTTCAGGCACATGCGACGGCGGGCTTCCTTCTCGTTCATGTCCCAGGCTTTGGCCAGCCCAGCCCAGAACGGCTTGTTCGCCTTCGGATCGAGCGACGGGTTGGCCGGGCCAAACTGCCAGCTATCAATCGCCACCTGCTTGTTCTTCTTGTTTTCGGCTGCGCTGGAGATCTTCATCTTCGGCAGACCAAACTCAATCATCATGTCGTCCATTACGAAACCTCCCGGCCTGAGCAGCGAATTGTGAGCGACGTGGCAGCACCGGCCAACGTCGAGATAAACCCGCCAGCTTCCAGCACATGGCCGACCAACTCAGGGCAGGTGTAGGTTTCATCAGGCGCGATAGTGCGAGCGTCGATGATGAGGTTGGATGCCCCGGCAGATCCGCCCGATGTCACAAGGTTGACCGAGATAGCCACGTTGCCGGCGCTGGTGTTCGTCACCGTGAACTTGTCGATGATCGCCCGCACAGCCGTCGCGGTGTACTGTGTGGTCTGCGCGTTCTCTGCCTGCTTAGGCGGAATCAGAACCTTTGGTGTGACTGCCATGCTGGCCTCCTATTAAACAGCTTCTGCGCCGCTGGCGGTGATCGTGATGCCCGCGCCGGATGCTTGGATTTGGATCGTGTCACCAGCGTTGAGGATTTGCGTGCCGGTCCACTGGATGTTTTCTTTTGTGTCGATGGAAAAGTCGTAGAACAGCGCATTGCTTGTTCCGGCTGTTCCCGCTGATGGCACCAAGAACACCCGATAGGTCAGAGCGCCAGCCGATGTGTTTACGATGTCAAGGTTTTTCACAAAGCCGCGCGTGCTGGCCGGAACAGTGTAAAGCGTCGTCACTCCAGTGGTGATCGCGGCTTGGCCCAGCTTTGTCGGCGTGATGTCGTTAAAAGCCATTTAGTAAGCCTCCAGCCAAAGCAGGACATTTGTGTATCTCACTGGGTTTTGCCCGCTTTCCCAGCGATTTCTTGCGGCAGCATATTGCAAAATATCCTCATTGTCTGGCGCATACGCAACCACGTCCAGCAACCGATCCAGTCGCGGGTCTTGCTGTGCCGCCGCCACCGCCAGAAGATCAGCCATTTGCCGGGCATCGGTCGCCTCAGACAGCGCCGCCTCGGCCTTGTTGTCAGCCGCACCTAGCGCCAGCGTGTTGTCCACGATCAACTGCGTCAGAGTTGCGATGTCGGCAGGCGTCAACTGCCCAGCCACCTTGAACAGCCGCTCGATCGCGCGGATGGCGTCAGGGTCATTCCCGACGAATGCGGCGATCTGGTTTCGATTGAGAGGGGTTGGGTCAGCCATCAGAACGCCAGCGGTTCGAGCCGCGCCTCCAGCCGTGCCATCGCGAGTTGCGCCTCGCTGGTGCCGCGGAACTTCTGCAAGCGCCAATTGCGCATATGGCCCTGCTGAAGCCAGACCACCCGTTTATTATACTCGCCCAGCTTGCCCACGCGCGCAGGCTTCTCGACGCTGTAGGTCAGGCCATCGACCGAATAGGATGTCCACACGGTCGGATCGGCACCGGACTGCACACGGCCCGTCAGCGATACCAACTCCATGTCATGGAAGATCGCCCCACGGCTTTCGTTGTAAACGATGGTCGTGCCAAACTCCCAGCCGATTGTCTCGCCCCAGTGGCTGGCGATGCTCTTGTCCAGATAGCCCACGTCGGTGTCGTTGGGCTTGCCGACGTTCCACCGATCATAGGCCCAAATCGCGTCACTGACAGCCCACTGTCCAAGGCCCGTCAGAGACGTGCGCAGGAAGAACCAGACAGGCTGCCCGACAGCCTGCGATCCAGCGGCATCAAAGACGATGGTCTGATCGGGCAGGTGAATGTCAAGGAACTGATGGCCGCCCTCGGTGCGCTCCTGCATGAACGAGGTGGAAAGCTGGGCTTCGGTGTAACCCGCAAGGATTTCCTCAATCTCGCGCGTGGCGATCTTCTGCGCTGTGCCGTTGGCCCCGATGTAGATTGAGATGTTCTCGTTGGTGCCGCTGCCCATGAAGGCAATATTTTCGCCAAAGACGCAGCAGGTGTGCGTGCCAAGCGTCCCCTTCTGGATCTGCGCGCCAGTGATGCGCTGGAACGGAAAGCCCGCCGTGCCGGTGTTGTCGAACACCTCGATGGTGTGGCGGTTCAGCGCGTAGATTTCGTTGCGCAGTTTCAGCAGAGCCTTCACCGGGTCAGGATCGGCTTCCGAAGATCCATACTTCAGGGGATCGACGGCGAATGGGTTGTTCAGTTCTGTGATGACGAGAAACTCGCCGTCGGTCGTCATGAAGTAACCATCGACCCAGACAACAGTCAGAGCCGTGCCGAGATCTGGGTCAGTGACCTGCGTCAGCGTCGTGCCGTCATAGAGATACAGGCGCCCGCCCGATGCCACGGCCAGATAGTCGAAGCTGTAGGTGAACGTCACGCGGCCACCGCTGCCCACGTCCCCGATCACCGTGACGGTGCCGTTCTGCGCAACAGTCACCAGCTTTGTCCCCATCACGCGGTACAGCACGCCGTTCCAATTCAGGCCGCCACGGTTTGAGCCAGGCCCGTCACCAGTCTTTACAATGCCATCAGCGGGACGGAGATAGCCCTCCGAGATGCCCGTGGCTCTCGGCACAGGCACAAGGTTGACAGGATAGCTCGTCCGAAAATCGGGCGAGCCATCCGTGTAAATCCCGTTGATGATGCCGATCTGCATTGCTGCCCCTTAAAATTGGATGGACAGTTGGAAAGTTTCCAAGCGCACGACGTTGTTGGCCGTGGCGGGCTGCGCGGTAATTGCAAAGACTTGATTAGCAGTAGCATCCACCGACAGGGATACAACCGCACCCGTTGAAAGACCGTGGCCAGTCACGCCCGCTGCGCTGCCTACTATCTGCGAAGCCCCGCGATTGTAGAGGATTTTTTGCACATCGACGCTGGCGTTGCTTGTAGCGGCAACAGTCAGCAACGCGCTACCGCCGAAACTCATTCCTAGATTTTTTGCCACGGCGCTGTTGGTCATGCCAAACAGGGCTTCAATAAACATGACGCCGCCGACGCCCATTGACGAACCCGGCACGGTGACAGAAGCCAGCGTGACGACAGTGTTCGCCACGGCTACGGTCGGCGTGCCAAGCCCAGCCACGAACGGCAGGTTGATGGTGATCTTGAGGCCTGTGGTGTCCGTATCCAGAGCCGTGACGGCATAGAACCCGTTGACGCCCGTGCCGGTCGCCCAAGTCACATAGACGCTTGCGCCAACCGCAACAGCGGCGGTCAGGCCATGCGCGCCCGCGCTAACAAGGCGAACAAGGCCGGCGTTGGTCTCATAGGTCAGCGTGATGAATGTAGCTGCTGGCTGCACCAGGGTGACAGGTGCCAGAGAGCCAAGCACCAGGGCTGGGAAGCTGCGCAGCTTGGGCTGCACTGCGACATCGTATTCCACCGTCGCGCCGCGATTGTAGATCGTGGCAACGCGGTCGTTAGCGTAGGGGCCGAAGGTCTGCGCGCGGTTGAGCAGCTCGACCACGCCGGTCGGGGTTTGCACGCCGATTTGAACCAGCGTCGGCTGGTCGCCAATGCTGCCCACGCTCAAGGACGATCCGCGCGGGATCAGGATTTCTTTTTCAGTGCTGACTGCGGATGCGTAGAGGAACATGGTCATCGTCCTTGTGTTTAGGATACCCGATACCATGCCGACGTAGCAGCATCATATCGCATGGTGAAGAAGGCGTTGGCAGCGGCCAAGGTGGTCGGCGCGCCGGTGACTGTCTTGCCTGCGCCCGAGACGGTCAGCGAGGAAACGATCTGCGTGCAGTTGACGCTCACCTCTTGCTTGTCGGTCGGCGCCGAGGGCAGCACGATGGTGCCAGCCGCGAAGGTGGCCGTCGGCGTCAGCAACAGCCAAGTGTCGCCGACAGCTACAGTCACAGAAAACCCCGTAGCGCTGGGTGCCGCGTATTGCGTCGTCAGCGAACCCGGCAGCGCCAGGTTGTCCTGCATGAAGGTCAGCAGCAGGTTGATCGAGGCCTTGCGCGTGTCGCCGTTATTCGTAGCCCAGACGGCGAGCAGATCGCCAAGCTGGATCGTGTCAAGCGAAGAAAGCTGATTGATGTTGGTCATCGCGTCATTCCCATGTCAATGCGCTGTCCGGGCCAACCGTCAGCGGGTCAATTGGTTGA